TTGGAGCACTGGTTACAATCGTGGCTCGGGTAGCAATAGCTGTCGGCACGTCTACGTTTTCAGGATCCCATTGAAAAGTCGCACCTCCTCTAATGGTTGCTAAGAGTAAGGATCCAAAGTTATCCAACTGCCATTGTCCTGGCTGTAGAATAACTGTAGTAGCTGTTGAAGCATCCCCCCAGCCTCCATTCCCCCAACTGGAAGTACCCCAACCATAACCATAAGTTTGAGTAGGATTTCCAATTCGATAATAAGGTTGCACTGTCATTGAACCGAGGGTCGTGATTCCAGCCCCCGTTTCTGAAGAGGGTAAAGTAATAGTAATAGTAGTTGCTGTTGGGCTCGTAAGGACTTCGAATTTTTTACCTTCCAACTCTGCCACGGTAAGACTGGTTCCTGAACCAGGCAGTGATACACCACTCAGCATAATAGTCATACCGTTTGATAAATTATGAGATGCTAGAAAAGTAAGAGTCGCTGTACTTGAACCGTTAGTCGTAGTTAAAGTTACACCCGATTGATCCAGTGATGAATCCAAAGGGGTAATATCATGAAATTCGCCTTCAAACCAGACAGCTAAAATTTTATTAGTGCCCACTGCAATCCAGCGATTACCTTGGGTATCAAACCAAGCAAATATTTTTCGACCAGCACCAGGTAGAGTATTAGTTTGAGTTTCTTCCCAGCCTCCGATTTTTTCAGGCATACCATAACGAAAACGGGCATAATCTCCCCCTATCCAGCCAGCTTCTACACCAGAAGGTGTTAATTGTTTATTAAAACCTGGGACAAAATTCACTTTTCTAAGCATAAAGATAGTTTAATCTATTGTGAGTGTTGTGTATAGATTGAAGAAATTATTGGGTATACCAGCCATTTTTATAGTCAACGGCCATCACTTCCTTAGCTTTTGCTTCTTGTTCTTTAGTAATGACTCTAGGAGGATGTTCCCTGAGCCTTGTTTTCTGGATCTTTTTCCCCCCGAGTTGCTCCAGGAAGGGAAGGAGTTTAGCATCAATGTCTTTCATGTTGTAGACATGGGTATAGATACGGGGATCAGGGCCGAGCATGTCCGTGTTCGTTCGGCAATGAATTCGAGCATAATTATATATCCTTAAATATTCATTATAATTATCAAGGAAGGAATCTAAGTCTTTAAGACCAGGACACATTCTCTGGCAATAGTAAAAACCACTTATAATCTTATCAATGGGATCCCGATAGACAGCAATCCGAATTTCACAGGCTTTCAGTTCTTGATGATAAGATTCAAATCCTTTCTCTCGTCCGATGTAGGAATCGTCACCACAAAAATCCTGAACATTAGTACCGCTATACGTGGTCGGTTTCTCGTTCCAGAGAAGTTGCCCGAGATAATTAATAATGGTGGTGGATCCAGCTTTATTATTCCTGACGTACCCCAGACGCTTCCCGCCTAAGGTGACACGAACTAAAGCCATTACTTAGGAATGCCTAACAGTGGTCGTTTATCTAAGAAATTAGTTTGAGCATAAGGACCATTCGCATGATTATAATGTAGAAAGACTTGAGAGCAAATTTCCCCTTGAAAAGGTTCTCGCCAATGCTCCAGTTCACAACCTGAATAAATCAACATGTCTCCAATTTTTAAATCCACCCTAACTCCTTTAGGCGCTCCCGGTTTATGAATATTTTTATATTCATCAATCACAAAATCGCCTCCGGTAGGATCTAAATAGATAGGCCATTCGTTACCCCCGAGATGAAGGGTGGTGGAAATTTCACAACTGGGTCGATCCTTATGTCGTTTTAAAATATTTCCTTTTTCATAGAGGCGTGTGTAAGAATAAGTAGGGATCAGTTCTAAATTGGTTCTTTGGTTCATAATCGGCATCATATACATCAATAAAGCATCCATGACCCAATCTCCATATTTAGAATAGGCTCCGGGGACCTGTTGATCGGTTCGGGTTCCAATAAAAGGATTAAAGAGATTCACTTTATTATTTTTTGTCATAAAATCCACGGCGTCTCGTTGTAGCAGCATATAGTTAAAAATAAAGTTAGCGAGCTCTTTGGAAAGCGCTCCCCGAATCACTTGATATTTTTTTGTTTTAAAACTCATTTTTGAATTTGAATAAAATTAAACGAAACGGATATACGCCATCCTTTCTCTCCTTTTTCTTTGGACTCATTCATTTCTACTGCGTGGGGTAACCAACCTGGGAACATAATTATTTGTCCTTCATTCGGTGGATAAAGAACCACACGCCATAAAGCTTTGGGTAAACCTTCCTGTCGTCGAGGCATTATAATATTGGGTCCAGGTCTTGGGTCTTCAACCCAAAGAGACCCAGAATTTTTAGGAACCTTGACATAATAGACACCAGACCATTGAGAGTTAGGATGTATATGAGTTTTATTATACGATCCAGGGTAATTAATATTAGCCCACATATTCCCTAAAGCGGGTACATCTTGCATACCATAGTCTTTATAAATTTCATATTGCATCGTGAAGAGTTCCTTGGTCAAAGGTTTATATTCGTCTTTAAAATTCATATCGGTAGGACTATGCCATCCTCCACCTGCATTCGTTTTTATTTCACTTTTATCTTTTTTACTCCAGGCTTTTATGAGGGGAAATAAATATTTATTTAATTTTTTAAAATCCTTAACCATTTTAAGATAGATAGGAGTTGGGAATAAAAGTTCTCGATTCATTTGAAAGGAGGTCCACCAAACCACATTACCAAGGATCGTCTCACTCCTTTTTTAACTTTGTTTACACGATGACGAATCAGGCTACAAAAGAAAACGGCTTGTCCTTGTTTAAGATCGGGAGGAGTATTCCTCTCGGTCATAAATTCTAAAGCTCCTCCTTCAAATTCCGAAGGATGAGAAAGTAGAATAGTCATCGAAAGTTTTCTAACGGGAGGCTCCTTAGCACAATTGACATCCGCATCCATATGCCAGTCATAAAAACCCCCCTTAGGATACTCGGTAAATTGTCCAGGTTCAGTAAGCTGCATCCCTTCATAACCAAAATGATTATTATTAACCGACAGCATCGTGCGTTCAACGATTTTATACATCTGGGGGAGGACTTTAAACGGAATCCAGCTGATGGTCGTAATTCTTTTTTTAGTATCATACGTTCCTCCCTCTGTGGTCGTTCCCACTTTAGCCTCTTCTTGTTTTTGCTGATGGCCTGCGTTAATAATATCCTGGCATTGTTGAGGAGAAAAAAGAGGCTGGGTCGTATTAGCCATTAACGCTTTCCATTTAGGTTCAAAGATCATTGCGCCGTCCTTGAAGTCACAGGGTTGTACTCAACATCACAATTACAAACTAACGTTCTTCTTTTTTCTTTTTTATTGNTNAAAGGATAAACGACATGTCTCATATCATAAGGAAAAACATAAAAGTCTCCTATTCTCATTTTAGGAGCATAATCAGAAGTCACAAATTGCCCCGAGGCACTTCCTAGAATTTGAAGCTGTCCATTCATCGGTTGATCAGGTCGTGCAATTTCAGGTCCCATATCTTCTGGCATGTTTAAAACCATTACGGACGATAGTCCTGTATAGTTCATGCCTTGATGAATATGGACAGGATTATATTCTCCTGCTTTCATTTCATTCACCCAGATGGAATTAATCTTCATAGTGAATTCTCGAGTTTTATTCCATTTTAAATAATGATCGAACATCATATAAAACCACTTCAAAATATCCTCCGAAACAAAACTATGCTGGTGCATTTTTTCACTATTCGGTCCCGCAAAAAATAAGGAAACTTCTTCCTTAATTTTTCCTGCTAATTGTTTAGTGGCGACGGGTAAAAATTTTCTCTTTTCTTCAAAGATATTGTTCAGAGCGACAAAAATTTCAAGCGGTACTTCATATTTTAAAATCGATTGTCCGAGGAATACAAAATCAAACTTCATATAAATTTAATAACTCCATATTGCTTTATAATTTCTGAAGGAAGAATACTAACATTCGTTTTACTTTTAATCAATTTTTTTGTTTTAATCGTATGTAATCCTTTGCCCAAACCCTCGTCATTATAGGACATTCCGTTAATAACAATTTGATCTAGATCAATAAATCGGTGTTTAAAAGGACGAAGGCCTAAAAATTTATAGATTCCTTTAATGGTTTGATGGGGTTTTCTCACGATCTCTTTATAATCAATGAAATGAACCATGTGTTTATGTTCGGGCTTTAATAAATTATGCATACATAATAATTCTTTGTGGATCTGTCCTTCTTTCCTCATCAACCAATGACAAGCCTCGGTAGAATTATTCCCTTTATTTTTTAAAAAATTATCAGGGGTTTTCTCAGCCCAAGTAATCCAGGAAGCTAATACCTCCAGAATGGGGCGCACTAGAAAAATAATTTTGATCTCTTGTTTAAAATGTTTTTTCAACAAAGCAAGGTTACCTACGGTTCCTGCAGGACCGCGGTCAATAAGATAGGAATAATTCCACTGTTTATAATAAAGATTATAAACTTCATCCATGACATTATTTAAAGATTGTTCATCGGGAAAATTTTGAAAGGTGTCATCTTTCTTTAATAGAAATAGAACTTTCATAATCTCTAAGGTAATGCTGTTAGGGGTACAACAAATCTCTGGATTTTGATTAAGAATTGAGGTAAGTAAAGTATTTCCTGCTCGTGGAAAACCAGCTAGAAAAAAGATCTTCTTATTTTTTATTAGCTTCATAAGCCCTCGCACGGGAAGGAAGACCTTCTACTTCCGTGGGAATATAATCTGCCGTAGCGGCCATCAGGTCTTTAGGTACTTCGCTCGTTACTATCTTAACGGGCATCTCTTTATAACCTAATTCAAGCCCTGCAAGGTAACGATTGTTACCAATACAAATTTTATATTTATCTCCCTCTGGAATACATAGCAAAGGATTGATCATTTTTCCTTCCTTCTTCATTGAATCCCTCACTTGTTGATAGAAAGGACTCTCTTTTTGATTATGGGGATTTGCTTCTAGTTGTTGATTTCTTAGAAATAGTTTTTCGATTGGCACCATCATATTTTAATTCCCCTGATTTTCTCACTCTTTTTAAAGTTTCGAGTTGACCCAGGACATTAAATACTTCGGGTTGTGAAGAACCAGGAGTCAACGTTGCTTTCTTTTGCTCAAGTTGATGCATATAAGACTCGGCTTGGTGAGTATTGACGTCTCGATCATCAAACTTACCATCATGAAATTCTTTTTTAAGTTTAGACCATGTAGAAATTTCTCTCATCCTGGCACGAGCAGTCAATTCCATATTGGCTTTGCCATAAAGTTTTTCTTCGAGTTCTATTTGTTTAAGCTNTTTTTCTAAAGGATCTTTTTCNCTCTTAATTTTCTTTTGGAGCTTTTCTATTTCCACATCATTCTTTCTATAATCAAAAGAAAGACTCATTAAATTTTCAAAATGGGTATTTTGTTCTCGGACCGATTGCCAGTATTTAGCAGCGTTCGTACCATATTTTGCATCGTTTAAAACAGAAAATCGCATTTCGGTCTCCGTTCTAAACACTTGTTTCTTCACCCAAGTATCCTTTAATTCAGGAACCATCTTTTTAAATTCAGAAGCCTGAGAATTATCTAACAAATCATAAAGATATTTAGATGAAGCCGTTGCGGTTGGGACAATATTTCTTTTGTCTTTATTCATTCTTTCTTCAATATAGTTATTTTATGAAGAAGTAAAGGTCTTAATAGCAGGTGCAAAATCCCATTCTTCAACGGTTGTAACTCTAGGTGGAGGAACCGAACCTCCAAGACATAAAGCAGATACATTACCAGTCTGGTTTGTAGCCCCTGCGCTCACTCCATATCTTCCAGTTGCTAAATCAGCTACTTCACTCCAACTTGTACCATCATATAGTTCTGTCTTGGCGGAGGCGCTCGGATAGGGTATTCCGGCATAAGCTATGGCTGAAGATTGAGTACCCGATGCATCATGTTGTGTTTTGGCTGAAGTCATCGCTGATGCAGCAGTCCAGGACGTACCATCATATAGTTCAGTATCGCCTACTACACCTGGAGCATCTCCTCCACAAGTCATTCCTGCTGTTAAGGTTCCTACTGCTCGGTTGGATTCTCTTGAATTACCTAGATTTCCTCCCGCACTCCATGAAGTACCATTCCATTCTAAGGTTGCAGCAATTATAGTTGGAGGAGGATTCAATCCTCCACAAATGAAAGCAGCGGTTGTTGTTCCAGAGCCGGCTCCGTATCCATAATTGGAGGTCATGTTATTTTTTTCAGTCCAACACGTACCATTCCACTCTTCTGAGTTAGCCGTGTAAGCGGTTCCTGTATATCCTCCTGAAGCCAGTGCGGCTGTAGAAGTGCCCGCTCCCATAAAACTATGTCGAGCCGTTGTCATATTATTCAATTCAGTCCAGCTAGTTCCATCGTAAGATTCTGTATTCGCACTAACTGGAGGTCCAGTGTTTCCCCCAAAGTTTATAGTTGCTGAATTACTTGTACCCGCACAACATGCATAGGTGGCGGCTGTGCTTAAAGAGGTTCCGGATGCCCATGCGCCGGCTCCTAGTAAACCAAATCCTTTTAATTTTCCCGTTGTAGAGTTATACCAAACTTGACCTACTGTAGCGGTTGATGTTGGGGGATCCGCAGATAAGGATCGAACTGAAAGACCTTTGATTGTTGAATAATTTG